AAAGAAACCTAAAAAATCATTTGAGGGATTTAAATTCTAATGACTATTGACCTTAATAAGTATGTTGAGTTCGTTAATACCACTACCTCTAATCCTAGTAAAGAGCACACCCCATTCATCGACCGCCTTATGGAACTTCGGGAGAATGGATTTCCTACCGAGCGATTGCTTACTGCTGCTGTAGGAATGTCTGCCGAAGCAGGTGAGTTTACTGAGATTGTGAAGAAGATTGTTTTCCAAGGCAAACCAGTCACTGAAGAAAATCTATTTCACTTGAAGCGTGAACTTGGTGATATTATGTGGTATGTTTCTCAAGCGTGTTTGGGTCTTGATATTTCTATTGAAGAAGTAATTCAAATGAACTTTGAGAAACTGAGTGCTCGTTATCCTGAGGGTGCTTTCAGTATTGAGCGTTCAGAAAATCGTGTGGAGGGAGATCTGTGACTGAAGAAAAACAAGTAACAATTAAAATGGATGCACGTGCTGCGGCAGCAGTACGCCAAGTTCTATTTGATTCGCAAAAAGGATATACTTACAATGAAGCAAGTGTTCCTCCCCGTATCATTGACATTCGTGCGGTGATTCAAGATATTGATGATAATATTGCTGCCGTTCTTGGTGCTTGACCCTCAGGGGTCTTTTTTTATAAATATCCATAGAATAATATAAAAATAGCAAATGGATTCTAGAAACATTAGGGGACTATGTGAAGCGTATATTGCCATTTATAATGATGAGTTAAAGGATCAATTGAAGTCAACTTCAATTGAAGAAGATCTTTCCTTTATTGATGATTTAAGTGATAATGAACTTGATCAAGTAATGGAAGACCTTTTTGTGTCTGGGGAAATTGATATTAATGAGTGTTTTGATTCCTTGGATTATGTTTTAACTGAGGCAAGAGTTACTTCTTCTGATGATAGATCATCTGGTTCTTCAAGAGTTACTACAAGTGCAGAAAGACCAAGCAGAGTAGCAAAAACTGCAGAAAGACAAAGAAAAGTAAGGGTTGGTAGAATTGCTCAGGCCGCTCAACGTGTAGGTGAAAGATTAGCATCTCCTGCACGTTCTTCTGGAACTTCTGCATCTGCTAGAGTTGGGCAAGCAAGTGAAAAAATTAAATCTGCTAAACAAAAGGTAAAAGGGTTTTTGGGTAAATTAGGTCGTGCTGCAAAAGCAGGTGCTTCAGCTGCTAAAAAAGAATTCAGTGGTCAAGCAGAAAGAGAGGCGCAAGCAAGAACAACTGCTCGTCAGACGAGAAGATTGGCAAGACGCCAGGCTTCTGCAGAAAGAGGTAAAGACACTTCTGAATTTCAAAGAAAGTCAAGTGAGAAATCATCTGATCCTTGGTCAGGTAGTGCAACCAAACCATCTTCAAAACCATCAGTAACCACAAAAACAACTAAAGCACTTTCTGGATCTTCTGTGAAAGGTGCTCTTCCACCTGCAAAAGATTCTGATAGAAGAGCGGCCGCGAAAGCAAAATTACAAAAAGCAGCTGCTGGTTCAACTGCAAAAGGAATTAGGTTTGCAGGAGAAAGAGTTGGTCAGTTAGCAACACAAAGAGCACATACGGGCAAACAAAGTGCATTAGAAAAATTCAGAAAGAAAATTGGAGTCAGTGAGGAAATCTTCAATCAGATTCTAAATACAATCTTCGAAGAAATGATTCATGAAGGTTATGTTGATTCTTATGAAAATGCACTTTATGTTCTTGAATCACTTTCAGAGTCTGATGTTCAAGATGTTGTTGAGTCTTATCTAGTAGAAGAAACTGAAGAAATGGATGTTTATGATGTTGTTCTTGAGCATCTTCTTGATAAGGGATATGCAGATACTATTGAATCTGCTGAAGCAATTATGGTCAACATGAGTGAAGAGTGGAGAGATGAGATTATTGATGAGGGATTGGGAAAATTAGCTGCGTTGGGAGCCGCAGGATTGTTGATGACACAAACGGGGTTTAAAGCGCCACCTGGATTGCTAAATAAACCACTTAAAGAACCACAAAAAACGGAATTAGTTTCTAAACCCAAACCAACAAAGTCAAGAGATGAAAAGGCCGAAAGATCCCAATTTGATAAACGATATAATGAATATGGTGGAGATGCTGCTGCAAGAAAAAGAGGATTACTACCACAAAATAACTAAATAACCACGGAAGGTTGCTCTAACCCCTTGACTTTTTAGTTGAGGGGTTTTATAATAGAATATAAATATAAAAGATTGATAAAAAAATAAATATTAAGTATACAAAAACACAATATGAAGCGTTTTTTCCAATTTTTGTCTGAAGCAAGAGAGTCTCAAGCGTCCATGCAAGCAAAAAAACTTGGACTTGTTGGAGATGGTCATGGTGGGTGGATAGATCGCAGTGGAAAAACGATTGCAAGAACAGAGGATGGTAAATTAAAGTTTCTTGATGGAAGAGAAGCAGAACCTTCAAAACAAACTGATACAAAACAGACATCTGCTCCAACACCAGTATCTCAAAAAGAACCAACAAGTGCTTCAGTTTCACGGGCACTTCCGTCAGAAGCGCCACCAGAAGAAGAACAACCAGAAGAAGGTCCAACTTTAACAATTGTATTTGGTCGGTTCAATCCTCCAACAATAGGGCATGAAAAAACTTTAAACGCAGCAAAAAAAGTTTCTGTTGGTGGGGACGTTAAAATATATCCATCAAGAACTCAGGATCCAAAGAAAAATCCATTAGATCCTGATATGAAAATTTCATACATGAAAAAAATATTTCCTAAATTTGAAGATAATATTATTAATGATCCTGATATGAAAACCATTTTTGATGTGCTTGTTACTGCTAATGAGGATGGGTATGCAAATGTAAATATCGTTGTTGGTTCTGATCGTCAGGCAGAATTTGAAAACCTTGCACAAAAGTATAATGGGGAACTATACAACTTTGATTTGATTCGTGTTGTATCTGCTGGCGTAAGAGATTCTGATGCCGAAGGTGTGGAAGGAATGTCTGCATCAAAAATGAGAAAAGCAGTATTGGATAATGACTTTGATTCTTTCCGTAGAGGAACTCCAAAAACATTGGATGATGCTGATACTCAAGCACTCTTTAATGCAGTTCGTCAAGGAATGCAAGTTAAGAAAACAAAGGTGAAAAAAGAAAGTTATGGATTATGGGAGATTGCTCCAAAGTATGATATGAGAAATCTTCGCGAAAACTATGTAAGAGGGAAAATTTTTAGGATTGGGGATAATGTTCAAAACCTAAACACTGGTTTGATTGGTGAGGTAATGCGTAGAGGAACCAATCATTTAATCTGTGTGACTGAAGAAGGTTATATGTTTAAGTCTTGGATTAAAGATGTGATGGAATACACTGAAGTGAAAATGGATAGTATGTACAGAGCACCAGGAAAACCAAATACACTTGTAGGAACTACAGGATATCTAAAGTATGCGATGAAGCAAACTCCAGGTTCAACTTTAGGTGATGAAAATATTCAAAGTGGGGGCAAAGCATTTTTAAGCAAATTTATAAATAAGTATAAGAAACAAAAAGTAAGCGCATAAAAATGTCTATCAATCCTCTGAATGATATTTCTAAGGTCTATCTTGAGCAGGTTGTTGAGTCTGCAGTTCCAGGAAAACCTGCAGAAAGACTTGGTGCTGTGACTGCTATTCCAAAGGCAGATCAAGAGGCTGCTAGAGAAAGAGCACTTGCAAAATCAAAGGCAATGAGAGAAAAGAAAGGTATAACTAAAGAAGCATTAGATCCTGTAGGTCAAGAAGATGCTGATGTTGATAATGATGATAAGAAGAATACAAAATCTGATAAGTATTTACTGAAGCGTAGACAAGTAATTTCAAAAGCAATCACTCAAAAAGAAGCACTTGATCCTGTAGGTAAAGAAGATAAAGATATTGATAACGACAGTGATCATGACAAAACTGACAAGTACCTTTCGAATCGCAGAAAGGTTCGTAGTGCTGTCATTGCAAAGGAAGGATATTCTAATTGGAGACAAGATCTTTCTGAGGTGATTGATACGACAGAAAAAGATAAAAATGATGAAAAAATTGTAGAAAAGAAAGTTAAGAATAAAATCAAAATCAATCCTAATATTGGTGAAGCTGTAGAAAATCTTGGTGGAACTCTTCTTGAAATGGTAGAGGTTGATGAATTTGAGGGAGTTTTTGATGATCTTTCCGAGTCTGATATTTTCTTTCTCACAGACGATTTAATCGAAGAAGTTGTAGAAGAATTTTTTGCCGAATGTTTATCTGAAGGGTATGATGTCCAAGAAGTTGAAAATATTCTTCTTGAATCACTTGAAATTTCATCTTCACTCTTAACTGAAGCAAATGTAACTTATGGTCACGATACTAAAATTAAAAAAGACAGATTAGAAAAAGTAAAAACCGCTGTCAAAAATATTGGTAAAAAAATTGTTCGTGGCGTTGGATATACTGCAGGAGTTGCAGTGAGAGGTGCCAAGGCAGTAGGTAGAGAACTAAAGGCAGGATATAGAAGAGGAAGACAAGGTTCTTCTGGAGATTCTAGTTCTTCCGGTTCATCATCTTCATCAGCGTCTTCTGGTTCTTCAAGTCCATCTGGTTCTTCTTCAAGTTCCTCTGGTTCTTCGTCAGGTTCTTCAAGACCTGGATTACTTGGAAGAATAGGATCTGCACTTAAGAGTGGACTAAAGAGAGTAGTTCGTGGCGCTGGTCGTGCTGTGGGCACTGCTGTAAGAGGAGTAAAGTCTGCAAAAAGAGAATTTAGTGCTGGATATGAAAGAGGATCAAAAGGAAAGGATAAACCAAGTGCAGTGCATTCAAAAGCAGGAGTAAGATCTGCAAGTCTACGTAGTGGAATTGGTGGAGGAAAAGAAGTAGAAGTTGCAGGCGAACCCAAAAAAGAAGAACCAATTCAAAAAGTTTCTGTAAGAGACGTAACTCCAAAGAAAACAAAATCAAGAACAGGTTATCCCGGCAAAGAAAGAGCAATGCTTCCACCAGGAAAAGAAACCAAATCAACTCCAGTGGAACCAAAATCACCAGAGACTAAATCTCTTCCCTCAGCAAAATCAAAAACTACTAAAGTAACAACTTCTCAATCTGACACATCTTCACCTGAAGCAAAAAAACCACGTCCTGCTCGCAGAAGAAGGGGTGGTCCATCTGTTGAAGAAGTAAAAGCAAAGATTGATAAAAAAGAGGCAGAACAAAAACGTAAAAAAGAAACTAGAAAATCTGCTAATGAAATATTGAAGAGTGTTGCAAAAGAAGAATTTCAACTTGATGAAAAGACTTTAACTTCCGCTGAAACTAAGGAAAAAGAAAGAATTGTAAAATCGATGAAGGATAAGGCAACAGACTTTGAAAAAAGATACCCAGGTCGCGGTAAAGAAGTGATGTATGCAACTGCTACTAAAATGGCCAAGAAAATTGCCGAGCAGGCAATGGAAATGCAACCAAAGACTCAATCGCAAGAAAAAGAAAAACCTCTTGATACTTTACAAGATAGGCAAAAATATTCAAATTTAAAAATGCTTCAGCAAAAGAAGCAACAGTTAGAAAGACAAAGATTAAATCTTCAAAAGCAAGGAAAACTCCCATTAGAAACTGATTAGATCTAAATAGTATACGAAACCCTTTTTAAGGAGGTTATTATGTCAGTAGCAGTTCTTTGGGCTTGGTTAATGGCAAATGAAGCAGCGATTGCAACTATTCTTTTAGTTATTTCGGAGCTTCTTGGTGCTAATCCAAAAGTTAAATCTAATGGAATTGTATCTTTTATTTTACTTCAACTAAAGAATCAAGCAGAGAAGAGAGGTGGAGTAGATCCAACTCCCTGAGTTAATTTAAAAAATTTTTAAGAGATCCTTTTTCGGGATCTCTTTTTTTTATAAATATTCATAGCAAATATTTTTTTTACGGAAGAAAGACATGGCACTCTGGGGAGACAAAGATAACATTTATGCTGGCGGAACAGTATCTTTAGATTATGGTACTGGAGTTGTAACTGGAAGTGGAACTACTTTTGGAAACGTTGGCGCCGCTTCTACTGGAGACGTAATCAGATTTGGAAGTTTTAGTGGAGTTTATTTTGGTGATGCTGTAATTGTTGGTATTGCAAGTACAACTCAATTGTCAATTGCATCCACTGCGGGGCTCAGCGGCGCGTCAATTGCTTCTACTTCATTCCAAATTACTCAACTACCTAAGTATACTGTTGTAGACAGTGTATTCAGTGAAGCATTAGAAAGTGTTGCAGAAAATCACGTTGTTTTGAGTACAACAGCAACCTCTTTAGCAGGTGTAGGAACTAACATTGTATATGTTAATAGTTTAAGTGGAGTAACTACAACTGCGGGACCATTAAGACTAGTTTCTGGTTCTAATAATGTTATTGTTTCAGTCATAGGCATAACAAGTGTATCACTTGCTTCGACAATTTCTTCTAGCATTTCTGCTGGTGATATTGTTCAGTTCCGAAGAAGCACTGGTGCTCAATCTGCAAATGTTTATGGCATTTCAACTAGTGGTGCTAACGCAGCAGAAGGTACTGTTTATGAAATTGGTTCTGGATGGGTTGGATTAACTACCTATATGGACAGTGAGGGTAATATGAGAGTTAAAAAGGAAATTCTTGTTGCAATGTCAGGCATTGAGACTGGCAATACCCCATTATATGACGGCAATCCATTTTCATGATAACTTATGATTTTTAATGAACTGAATGAGGATAACTTCCTTCTATTTGCTATTAAAAATTATGAAAATCCTCAGGCAGTGACCAAAGAAGATTTTGATAAAGACTTAAATCATTTTAAGTATATTAAAAGATTGTTAAAGAGATATAAAAAATCAGGTGAACTAAAAACTCACCTGATTTTAAATCATTTTATTATTCTTTATAATATATTTGGTGAGGCAACAACTCCCATGTTGTTTTTTAAAATAGAAAAAGACTTGTGGTCTTCTATGAAATCTTTTATTATTTTTTTGGGTAGACTACCAGAATATCCAAAGTCCGATATTCACAATATTCAAGTTGATCTTTATTGCCTAACAGAACTTTACAAGATCTATAATGGAAAAGAAAAAAATTGATAGAATCATCGAAGCAGTACGCAATTATATAACTCTAAAGGAGGAGGGTATGGTTGCCAATGCTCCAGGTTCTCAGGGAGGATTTAGTTCAGTTTCTCCTGATCAAGGACCAGTTGCAGGAAGAAGTCCTAAGATGTTCTTCTTAGTAAGAAAATTTGCTAAAACTTATGCTAAGGGTGGACCTGGGTCCAGGAAAAAATGGTTAGACTATTTGAAAAAATAAATAAGTATAATACTACTTGGGATGTTTTTTTTCATGAAAGTAGTAATAAAGAAATAACATCCTAAGAAAAATGTTTAATCAAAATACATCTGCAGACACTAAAATTGCTGTTTTGGAAGAAAGATTGTCTTCTTATGAAGTTATGATGCGGAAGATTGACGAAGCAATACAAATAATGGGTAAGACAAGTCTAAACATCAGTAAGATGCTCGCTGTCCATGAAGAAAAAATAGAACAGTGTGGAAAGTCTGATGATGTGATTGGTAAGATGATTGATGAACTGAAAGAAGAAAATAGAGAACAGCACGAAGCAGTAACGCAAAGAATAGAAAAAGTAGAAAATAAACTAGAAGACGTTATAAAGTTTCGTTGGATTGTAGTTGGAGTAATTGCAGTAGTATCTTTTGCAGTTTCACAATCTCATATGGTTGTTGATTTATTGACACCAGATAATACACAAATAGAAATACAAAAGTCTAAATAATTCAGTGTTGGCACAAGATGCCAATGAAAATAAAAAGAAAACCAACGTTATACTCACTACAAAAAGTCACAAATTCTGTCATTAAATGGACGGCAATTATGACAGTATTGTGCCTTGACAAGGCAAGGTAATCTGATAGAATACAAAGACCCAAGGTGTTTGTTATGGATTTTGTTGATGTAAAATACATCAATTTGATTTCACATAGATTTCAAAAGTTTAAGAAAGTAAAGAATAACCTTTACAATTTTCGTTGTCCTATTTGCGGAGACTCACAAAAGAACAAGAGTAAAGCAAGAGGATATTTGTATCAGGTAAAGAACAACACTAATTTCAAGTGCCATAACTGTGGTGTAAATATATCTTTCAATAATTTCTTAAAACAGATTGATCCAAACGTATACAAGCAATATACATTTGAAAAATTTAAAGAGGGGAATAGTGGAAAAAACTTTGTGGTTGAGGAACCTAAGTTTAAATTTGATGCCCCTCAATTCAAACAAAAGATAGATCTTCCAAGAGCATCAGAAAATTCTGACGCTCTTGAATATCTTGAAAACCGAAAATTAAATCCAAATAAATTTTATTATGCGGATAAGTTTAAATCGTGGATTAATTCTATAAAGAAAGTCTTCGATGATACAGTTAAAGATGAACCTAGGATCATAATTCCT